TCATTGCAACTCGATACTTTTCACAGAAGTAAACGTCCTCCGTATTAAACGTCCCTGTCACAAAGAAAGGAGGCTTAACTACTTTAAGTATCGAAGTTTTAATTAAACACAAAGAGAATCCAACTGCACCGCACTGAATTACTTTCGGTACAGGCTTTCCATCGTCATCTACTTCAATATCTTCAGCTTTCCAGAAGTCAAGACCTTTAACAAGTTTTCCATCCTGCTTCCCTTCGGTATCTCTAAAGATCATCAAGTTAAACGGGTAACCTCGAATAATCACAAGCCCTGCAATAATATCTTGGTCAGCATCTATTAGCTTTTTAACTGACGAAGGATGTACTAAAACATCATCGTCGATAAAAAGTAAATAGTCACAACCAAGATTTAATGCCATCTTAGCCGCATTATTTCGAGCGTTATCTATCGAACTACGCTCTGGAGTGTAAAGTATAAACTCATTCTTTGGGTACGCTGCTTTTAAATGTGTCCAAAGCGCAATGTGATTAGAATAAACTGACGAATTAACTGCTGTTAGTGTGTTTACTAGAACTAGAGTTCTCATTTGTAGTTAAACCTTTTAAAAATGGGAGCAGAGCTGAACCGTAAAAACTCTGCCCCCTAAGAGATTAGAGTGCCCTGACGAAGACTTTTAGATTGTCTCCGAAAGTAAGCAGCGCATTAACGCCACTTGCTTGCGTAGTTGAAGAAACAAACGTTTCCATCAACAGCGCGAAATAACCGCCGTTTGTTGCCGCACCTGCGCCAGACCGTGTTAATGCCTGAACTCCAGTTACAGTTAAGAAGTCGAGAACGTCGCCGATTGCTCCCGCAGAATAACTAGCAAAAATGTCAGTCGTTGCTGCACGAGTCATCTTGATGATTCGAGCCTCTTGAAAGAAACCATAAGCCATCGCTTGACCTCGACCACCGGCAGCAATTTCTTTTGTAGCAAGACCACAAAACAAACCTTCTTCTGCCGCTGGTAGAGAATCAGAAGCCACAACGTGAAAACCAAGTTCATCCGAT